GTCGCGGTGACGCCTGCGTTCTTGAGTACGAAGCACTTACTCGGAACCTTGACGATCGGTGAGCCGAAGAGCATCAGGAGGAACGGCTTCGACGTAGCGACCTCGGCGAGAGGACGACGGAAGAAATCGAGGAGACGCACAAACTCGATAACCGTTGGGTCATGTTGTACGAAAACGATCTTCGAGGTGTTGGGAATCGTGAGGTTGTGATCGACGAACGCAGTCGGCGCTCCGCTCGCGTTAGCGATCTCGCCGATCAAGCGACAGGTCGAGAAGTCGACAGCGTTCGCGGTCGCAGCTTTGTCGCTTCGGTAGATCTTGTAAAACACGGCGTCGCTCGCGTCTGCGATGGTCACAGTCACGCTCTCACCCGCAGCGACCTCAACAGTCGCGGAGTTCACGCCCGCGCTGAATCCGTCGTTGCTCACCGCGACGACCTTGTAGCCGTAGAATCCGACATCGTCACCGGTGAAGCTACCCGCGGCTCCCGCAGCTGCTACGCCTGAGATCGTGGGGCCGTTGGGCGCAGCGCTTGAGCTCGCAGACGCGGGAGCCGCGTATGCGTTGAACAAGAACGGCGCAGACTTGACAGGAACCGGCCCGTAGGGGCTCATGATGTTGAGCTCCTGAACGCCATACGTCAGACCGTCCGCAGCGCGGAGAGACGCGAATTGATCGTGGCGACCGAACTGAACAGCGAACTTGATAAGCTCCGCGTGGATGCGTGGCTCGACGTAGATGCAGTCGGGGCGACCGAAGCGCGGAGCGCTCTGCACCTCTGAGAGTACCTCTTGGAGGAGGCGAGGCGTCGGAGACTTGCCACGGAGATCGAACGTATTCGCGCCGCTGTTGTGCGACTCAATCTGCTCGATGATGCCGTCGAACGCGAGAGGGTTTACGCTTTCCTTCGCGTGCCAGAGTGAGCGCTCGAGCTTCTGCATGAGGCGCAAAGTCCCGCGCTCCGTTTCGAGTGCGATCGCGTTCGCGTTGTTGCCGATGAGACCGACGAGCGAGCCGACGTCAGTCACCTCGCGACGCTCTGCGAGATACTTAACGCGTACAGACTTACGCTCATACTCGGAGCGGTTGGTCGTGCCTCCGCTACCCTCTGCGATGAACGGCTCGAGATCGAGACCGTGATCGTTGATCACGCTGTACTCGTGTACGGTGTTCGTCGCTGATACCTTCGGGATCGCGGGCCAGAGCGCAAGCTCCTTCATGGTGTACGTTGCGCTCGAGAGCGTGTTCTCGATGCTCTGTGGTACGAGGGGGCTCAAGCTGCCCGCGTCACCGCCACTAGTACCGGCGGGGGCTTGATATCCCGCGTCGGCAGATTTACGGAGCGCGCTATTGAGCTGAGCGAGGTCCGCGATATTTACGAGCTGATTAGCTTCTGGAAATGAATACATGACGACCTCTTTACTCTGCGTCGATGATGTGGGTAACAGCGGACACAGGAACGCCCGCCTCGAGTTGTGCGATCGCGTTGCGGATCTGTCCGCGTTGCGTGTTGCTGAGCTTGTCCGCGTCGTCGCGGAGCATCGTGAGACCCTTACGGATCACGTCCCCCCGAGTCGGTCCTGCGGGTTTCTGTGCGACGGGATCGACCGTCGCAGATACGACGGCGCGGGGTGCGTTAGGCTGAGCGAGGAGCGTGTTCAAGCTCTTCGACATCTCGTCTCGCTCTGCACGCATCGCCTTCATTTCGGTGATCATTGCGTCGAGGCCCTTCATGACGGCGTCGAGACGCTTCTCCATGTCAGCGATCACGCGGTCGCTGTTCTCTGCGAGCGCTTTAATCGCGTCAGAGTACATGTGTCCTTTATCCATCTCGCCATCGTCCTCGAGGATCTCGTCGTCGTCGAAGAGGTTGATCTGACGATCGTCGTCGCGCATCATCTCGTCGCGCATCATCTCGTCGCGCATCATCTCGTCGCGCTTCATATCGTCGCGCGTCATTTTTTCGGCTTTATCCATCTCGTCGTCGTCCTTACGCATCGCCTTCGAGAGCGCGTCGAGCGCCTCCGTTAGTGCGTCGGCTGAGACGACATCGTCGGTTTTAGTATCGAGCATCTGTATCTCCTCGTCTGCTCTCGTTGCGGTGTGTCGTTGTGAGTGTATCACAGTTTCACGCCGGTGTTGTTTTTTGCGAGTTTCATCAGCTTGTCGACGAGCTCGTCGAGCTCTCGATCCGCTGCGCCGAGCTTACCACGTAAGAGGGCCTTGACCTCGTCGCGTGTGTAGACGCGAGGCTCGTCGCCGTAGGTCGCGGAGCTGACCGCGCGGTCGAGGCTCTGCTGTACGAGCGCGCTCATCGCTGCGTCGGCGTCAGGGATGACCGGCTCTTGATACCCGATCGACGCGCCCATCGAGCGCGCGATGAGCTCGAGGTTCGTGTGCGGATTGATGGGCATCGCGGTGATAGCCACGTTCAATACGCGCGCCTTGAGTACGCGCTTCGGCTTGAGGGGGTCTCTTAGTAGCACCTGACCCTCGACGCTGAAGCCGAGGGAACGATCGCCCCCCGCCTTCTGCATCGCGACGGCGGTCTCGTACACGTCGCGCCCGAGTTGTTTGTCTAAGTACAAGACACCCTCGACGCGCGTACGGTCGTCATCCACCTGTTCGATCTTGACCGGATGACCGAGGACCGCTCCCGCGCCCTGTTGGTGCTCGTGATTGAACCACCCGTTGGCTAAGAAATAATCCCACTCGAGCCCATCTTGCTCGATCGTCTCGCCCTCGAGGTCCATGTCCCGCGTCGAGCAGATCCCGCCGATCATCGCCTTCGAGGGGGCGTCGTCCTCGTCTTGTCCCTTGCTCATCGGGTCGAGCTCCAGAGGAACCCAACGCGAGAACGCGTCGAACGACTTGCGCGTCGCCTCCTCTAGCGTAGACGCGTCGAGGTCATGACCCTCGAGCCACTCGCGGAACTGCGAGGGGGTGAGCTTGTCAGCGTCCGCGCGGACGCTCTGGATCTCGCTCTCGCCCTCTTTGATCCCGAGGATCATCGAGACGCCGTCCGCGTTGGATGGAGTGAAGCGTCGAAACTCGTCATAAAGCGCGGGGTCCGTCTGTCGCGCTGCGTGTTCGTTGGTATATGGCATCGTAGGCTCCTGTTACTCTTGCGCTAAGATGCGCGTGATCGCCTCGGAGAAATCACCCGTTTGTTGAGCTCCCGTAATGGTCGACAGCGAGATACCACTACGTAGGAACCGCATCGAAGCCTCGTCGTTTACGTCCACATTCGCGAGCGCGCTCGCCACTCGATTATTGCGCGCGAGCGCTGAGAGCACGAACGGCGCTTGATGTGGCTTCACCGTGTCGTGAATCCTCGCGCGTCGCCCCGTGGTCGTGTCGACCATAAATATCCCGTTTTGTCGTTTACCGTCCGGACCTGTCACCGTACCGAACGCAACGCTCACCTTACCATCGGGGGAGGTCATGTCGGACGTCGTGTAGAGCTTGAACGTCGCCCCACCCTCCGACGGCTCGACGTTGATCGGGTTTAGCTCTTTACCTTGTACGTTTTTCATCTCGGATAAGAAGAGACGAGGCGTCCGCAGTCCCCCGTCCCTAGATTCAACCGCTTGACCGAACAGAACAAAATCCCGATCGTCGGGGCTCCGCAGATCGGCGACCACTTGCGCGGGGATCCCTCTAAATAGCTTCTTAGGATCCTCGACACGGCGCAGCGCGCGGTCGATCCGCGTCGACAACGCTTGACCCTCGGGGGATCGACGCATGTCGAAAAGTGCATCATCTGGATTAGACAAACGCCCGTCGTTGATGCGTCTTTGTGCGTCGTCACTCAAGTCTCCGAGCGTCTCACGATTCGCGTCGGATAGCGTCGAGCCGTGGGTTTTTGGGCGCGCTGCGCGAGGTGCGCGCTTCTTCGGCTTCGGCGCTGCGCTCTCCACAGGCTCGGCGGGTTGCGCTTCGGGCTCTGGCTCGGCGGGTTGCGCTTCGGGCGCTACTTGCTCACGCGCGCCCTTCGTGCCTTTTATGCGGGATGCTAATTGTAGCCGTAAATCGAGACCTGTTGTGTCCGCGTCAACGTCGATCTTATTTTCTCTGATGACCTGTTCCGCGAAGCGGTCCAACGTGAGGCGGTTGAGCTCGGCTTTCTTTTGCGCGCGCTCGGATTCCGTTTTCGTGTTCGCCAACAAGACATCTCTTATCGCGAGCCCGACCGTCCGCAACACCTGATCATGAGCATACTTGCTCGCGCTCTTCGGTAATGGCTTACCCGCTCTTAAGCGTCGGTATGCTGTCAGCTCTTTCGCGTCGAACTCCTTAATCGAGTAAAGAGAGTCGGCGTAGAGCTCTCGTATTTTCTCGACAAGTGGGTTCTTAGCTTCAGGCTCGGCGCTCTGCGCTTCGGGCTCGCCACCCAGAGCGCGCAGACGACGCTCGAGGCGACGAACAACACCACCGTGTCCCGCGCGCTTCGCCTCTGCGATCGCGTCCTTTACTTTAGCGCGCTCAGCGATGAGCTTGTCTTGGACGCCGTGTACCAAGTTAAGCTCATCGACGAGCCTCTGACGCGACGTCGTCACCGTCTCACCCTTGCGCGGTCCGTCGTCGATCACATATTGGATCATGTCCCCTTCCACCTTGGTGATGTGACCGTGAAACTCGCTCTCGCCCTGACCATGCAACGCGAACTTGGTCCCCTCGACGAGGTGCGCCTCGTCGAACGCGTGACGCCCTCGGTGTGTCGACGTGGTCCGGTAGATGTAACGATAGCGTCGACCCTTGGGAGTGGTGTAAGGGATGCGCTTAATGTATCTATGTCCGACGGCTTTCAGGAACGCGCGGACGAAGTTTTGAAAGATCATGTATCTCCCCTCTCGTGTGTGTGGCTCATTGTATCACGTCTCGCTCCGACGCAGTCGCCCGTCCTCAGTCACCTCGAACGATGGGGGGACGCTGATCGTATCACATCGACAATTCGGATGAATCGGGAAGATCGTCGGCAACCACTCAGCGCGCGAACGACCTACATTGACGCCGTTCGCCTCGAGCTCCGTAACGGTGAACACGCGGGGCCGGCCGCCCTCCGTGAACACACGCAGACACGCAGCGCACGCTCCGCTCTCAGGGATCCGCGCGACGCGCGCCTCGTCTCCGTACGCCTCGACCGACGCGATCACGCGCCCCTCATTATGTCCCGCTTGGAGCTCCGTCTGCGCGATGCGCGTCCAGTTGTGCGCGTAATACCCCGTCCGGTCTGCGAGCGTACCCGCGAGGCGTCGCGCGTCTCTACCCGTCGCGGACTCCTCCGCAGCCTCCTCACGCAGTACCGCGAGCATCGCCTCGCGTTGTTCGGGGATGACTTCCTCGATGATCTGCTCGCCCTCCCACCCTTCGGCGGCGACGTCCTCTAACTCTTCGCTGAGCGCGTTACCGAGTCCACGGATGTATTCACCCGCGCGGAGCGCGAGACGCTGATACGCGCCACGCTCTCCGGAGCTCATCCACGAGGGGGGCGTCGGGGGCGCTTGCTCTCCCTCACCTCCCTCGAGGGGCTCGGGTGCTTCGACGTCGACGTCCACATCCTCAGTCGAGCGAGGCGTCGCGCGTCTCAGCTCGACCTCGATCAGGGGAGTGAACTCGTCGATCCCCGTCTCGCGGAGCTCGGCGAGTCGCTCGGGTTGCGCGTCAAACACGCGACCCGCTGCGAGCGTATACGCGAGGGGATCGAGCTCAGCGAACATCATCGGCTCACGGATGAGCTCGTCGTCTCTCAGCTCCTCGAGCCTCGCGTCACTCAATCCGGAGCCCTCTTCGCCGAGGATGTCGACGAGCAAAGCGTCATGATATAGGCGCGTGAGACGCGCAACCTCTCTCGCTAGGTCTTCACGCGTCATCTGTTAAATCCTCGAGTCGATCTCTCAGCTCGCCGAGGCGGAGCTCGTACAAGCCTCGCATCTGTTGAGCGAGCTCCGCGATCAGATCCACCTCGCCACCTCGCGCGCCTTTGCGAAGCGCGTCGCCGTCGTGCGTGTGATCACATCCGACGTGCGCTTTCTTCGTGCGTCGCCTCGGGTGATTCGAGTGGAGGAGGTCGTCGTCTTGTACGAATTTCTTATTGCCTCCGCCCATGACGATCTTTCTCCACGCCTTGACGCGCGCGAACGCCCAACTCTGGCGATTCTGCGACGGGCGATGTGACGAGCTGAACGCGCCCGCGCCACGTCGCCACACCGCTTTCAATTGCGCGAGCGTCACGCGTTGCCACGGCTCTTTCGCGTCCTCGTTGTGCTCTTTAACGTCGTCCTTCAACGCGTCGATCACTTTCTTACTCAGCTTAATCGACTTCCCGCTCTCGGCGCTCGACGCGCTCCCCTTCGGGTTCTTCTTCGATCCGCGCTTGCGCTCGTGGGGCTCGGCGGGCGTGTCGGCGCGCTCTGCCTTCTCGAGCTCGTCGGCGCGCTTCATTTGGTTCACGACTTTACGCGCCCAACGATCACCCGCATCACCGCCCCAGAGCATCCACGAGATATACGCAGCGCTCGAGCGGTCGTCGTGATGGTCTCGGTGGATCCGGTGACGATTGAAGAAACTCGCCATACGTTTAACCGTGGTCGGCCCGAGACGATCGCCCCCCGCGAGATCGCTCGCGCGCTGAACGCCCGAACCGATACCCGCGCGACCCGCCTCGCGTGTCGTCATCCCCCCGCGACCATGTTCGCGACGTAGCTCGAGACCGCGCTCCGCGGATTCTCGGACACCCTTCGGCGGTGTAAAGTCGATATGTGAGTATCGAGTGGGGACGCCCTTCTCGATGTCGTCCGCTATGTCGTCTCCCTCTTCGTCCTCGATGGCGCTGTCGATTCCGTCGCCGTCCTCGAGCTCGGTGTCCGCGTTGAAGCCGTCGCCGTCCTCGAGCTCGGTGTCCGCGTTGAAGCCGTCGCCGTCCTCGAGGTTGACCTCGCCCTCTGTGCCTTCTTGTCCCATCAACGCCGTAACGTACGTCTGATTCAGGATAATGTCGCCCCCTTGCTCGAGAGGCTCGAGACCCGCGTCCGCGCGGACCTCGTTGATCGTGCTGTAATGCGAGACCATGTCGATCCGATTCTTGAGCTCCGACTCTGCGGTCTTCGCGTCCAGACCCTCGAACCGGATCGAGAGCTCGGGGTCGATGGGGTGTACGATCCAACGATTCACCCACCCCTGAACCTGCCGGAGCAGCGGGCGCAATCCGCGGTCCTTGCTCGCGAGTAAACGATCACCCGCGCCCCCTGTGCTGAGCGCGCTCGTCACGCCCTCCGCACCGAAGACGAATCCGAGCTCCGCGGGGTCGATCTGGTAGATCGCGCTCGCGATCTTCGTGAGATAGCCGATCCAAGTCGAGTATCCCATCTCCTCCGCGCTCGCGCCGAGGTTCACTGAAGAGACCTCTTCGTTCGCTTCGGGGTCGAGTTGTAATATCGGAGTGCGCTTCGCTTGATGCGCTCCGGAGAGCATCGCGTAGAAATCGCGACGGAACGCGCGGAACACTTGGGGGCTCATCTTCGACTTAACGGCGAGTATCGAGTTGACGTGTATCCCGTTCGTGAAGTTGCTCGCGTTGTAGGTCTCCGCGTTGACGAGATACGTGACTGTCCTCACGAGCTCCTCGAGCTCTGGATATCCGTATCCGCGAGAATAGACCCATGTTCGCGGACGCCTCACGCCGAACGCGAGCGAGTCCGCGTCCCACTCCGCGACCTTCTTCCCGTTGATCACTTGGACGAACGCCGACTCCTCCCAATCGCGACGCCCCTCGCGCTTCTCTTCGTCCGTGATCGCAGAGCGTCGAATCGTGGAGGCGTCCACAGGGATAAATCCGGCGACCTCGCCTCCCCTGTTTCGCACGATCTCGAACGCGCATTGATCGAACGTGAGCGAGTCTCTGAGGATCATCCGGATAAACGACTCGAACGAATCCGCGCCACCCATAGACGCACCGTCTCCGCACGTCTCCATCCATCGCGTGAGCTTGTTGATACGCTCGCGGAGCTCGTCAGTCATCTCGGCGTCGGCGTCTCGTGGTCCGATCACGAAACCCGCGGAGTATTTGTTGCGCTGTGGCGTCGCGAACTCGGCGACCTGATTGATCCGCGTCTGTATGATCGCGGAGATCACGGGGACGCGTGACATCTGGAGAAGAACGTCATAGTCAAGCCCGAGCGTCCCTTCGTGCTCCGTCCCTCGATACGTGTCTCCATACGCTGCCGTCGAGTCCCACGGGTTGAGGTCGTGCGCCTGTGGCATCGGGGAAGACGCGCCTAACTTATCAGCGCTCAGCGCCTTCTGGATAAGCGCCTCACTGATCTCGCTGATCTCGCGCATCTGATCGTCGAAGGACGGTCGCGGGTTATGTGCTCTCATGATTCGTAATCCTCCTCGAGGAAGCGATACGCGAACATGATAAAGCTCTCTCGCGGTTTGTTGTGTCCCTTGAATGGGCGCTTACGCGTCACGACGCCCTCGCCCCAGAGCCCCGAGCCGAGTCGCCCGTGTGCGTTACCCTCGATCGTCGAGACGTGCGTCTCGCCAACCTCGAGCGCTCGCGTGATGTGCGCGCCCCAACGCTTCCCCCCCTTTTTACCAACGACCACGATGTCGCCTCGTTGGATCTCATCGAGGGGGATCGAGCGCGCCGTACCTTGACAGAACTCCCACAAGCGATACGTGGACGGCATGACCTTTTTACGGAGCTCAGCGCTCAGCGTGATGTCGCACCACGCAGCGAACGCTCCGCACCAACTGAAGCCCCCGATCTTCAGATTATACGAGTTCGTGTAAGGGTCCTCTTTGGACCACCCGAGACCGTCGTTGATGTACCGGATGATCTCGGCTCCGCGGTGACATTCGTCCTCGCCCGACACCTCGCTGAATCCGCTCGCGCCTTTCTTCAAGATCACGCCGTCCGCGTCCACGTAGTACCCGCGAGGGGGCTCGGTTACGTTGTAAGCGTGCGCGTCTTCTGCGCGCGCGATGCAGTTCTCGACTCTGGTGTTGTGCTCGTCCATGTGTGACGCTCCTCTCTGTTATCATGGGGAGTGTATCACATGGAGGACGAAACGAGGACACATGGAGCTCAAGAACCGCCGACTCGCGATCGTTCTACTCGACTTGATCGGCTCGACCGCGTTCGTGCAGCGCGTCGGAGCGATGCGCGCGGCGACGTGGTTACAGTATCACGACAGACTCGCGCGCTCTCTGCTCTACCGATTCAACGGCCGCGAGATCGACAGGAGCGACGGGTTCCTCCTCTCGTTCGAGCGACCGATCGATGCGCTCAATTTCGCGTTACACTATCAGGCCCAGATACCGCGACGCGTCAAAATCGACGCGCGGATCGGCGTTCATTACGGGGACGTCGTCGAGGTGACACAAGACGAGCTCTACTCCGCGATCGGCGCGAAGTCCGTCGAGCTCGAGGGGATCGCGAAGAACATCGCAGCGCGCGCGATGTCCGTCTGCGAAGCGGGTCAAGTCATCCTCACGCGAGACGCGATGCGCGCGGTCCGCAATCGCACGAACCCATCCACGCCCAAGGGGACGCGCTTCGCGTGCGTCGGCCTCTACCGATTCAAGGGTGTCCGCGCCCCCGTCACGCTCTACGCGGTCGGAGACACCATCGAGTCGCTACAACCCCCACGCGGAAACGACAAAGCGCAGCGTGTCGGGGGCGCGAGAGTGATCAAGTCGCGCGCGCGTCATCGTCGTTGGAGGGAGTGGGCGCTGTGGATCACGTATCGGCTCGCGCTTATCAGCGCGGTCTACATTCTCGCTAGAATGTACCCGTGGCTCACGAATCGTGAGGGGCGTCACCTGTGGGGCGTCACGTGGCTCGACGGGATCGACTACATCGTGATCGTAATCGAATTAATACAGGGAGCGCTCTATGAGTGAACAGATAACAGAATTGGACGAACACAAAGCGCGGCGCGGTTGGTGGTTCGCGGTCGTGTTCCTCGTGCTCGTGATCGGATTGATCGTGTTTCTCGCACGCGTCTCGATCGTCAAAGAGAATCGGGATGTGCTCGTCGGGATCCTCGGAGTCATCACCGGATCAATCTCGTCGATGCTCGCGATCGCGAGCGGTCGAGACCCGAGCGAGGTCGAGGAGCTACGCGACAAGCTCGG